CGGTCGGGATGATAGTAGTCCACCTCGACTCGGGCCATCTTGTCGCAACCTTTGATTGCGCATTGGGTCTGAACGATCATTGGCGTTTCATGGCATATACCACCAGCCACCCCCGTAGGTATTCACGAATAGGTTGCGATGCCGATTTATAGTAACCCTTACACTCCCGAGTGGAATTCGGGCGTTGATCGCGATTTGCCGTGCCGTGAGGGATGTGTCGGACGCTCGTAAATGACGCACAATCCGGAACAGATGCGGTTCGCCGCCTTTCAAATCCACTTCTAAGTCAGTGCACTTCAGCCATATAGATCGCCAAAATGCTGGCACATAAGAGCAACGCTTAAGGTACGCCACGAGACCGGTTTTCACAGTCTTGATGGTTTCCAGTGCTAAAGTATTCTCGCCCATCTTAGCACTTACACTGATCACGTAGGTGGCTGCTGGCGTGTATCAACATGTCTGCCGCGCTGACCTTCCCGAGATTTGTCGACATCGAAAACTGCCCCGTCACATCCGTGATGATCACGATGATGCCGTGCTGCGGATACTCGGCCTTCACCGCCTCCATCGCGCTCTGCGATGCCTGAGCCAGCGTGGCTGGGTCCATTATTGCTCGTCGCCCCCAAGGTCTTCTTTAAACCCTATCCGCAGCTCCATTCCCGTGTCCTTCGGTGCGGACAACGGACATCGGATGACCCAAGGCATTCCGGACTGGATACGAATAGGACCGACAAATTCTTCCGTTAGCTTCAGGACCGCTTGCTGATACTCCTGCATGGTCATTGCCCTACCCCACGACTAATCGGCCTTATCCGCACCTCTACGCAATACTCTCGACCGTCATGCTTGAATACGCCGATTGCCACGCGCTCATCATCGTTGTCCAGATCTCGCGGTGTTTCAAGCTGCCTCTGCATCGTCGCTAGTAGTGTCTCCGCCAAGCCGGTGTTTAACTCTACGACCATTACTGCCCCACCCCTGGCTCGGGCTGCGGTGAGTTCAGCACCGTCGAATGCGCCTGTGCCAAGTCTTTAGCCGCCGCGGCCGCCTGCGGCGCCGCCTGCACCATCATCTGTGCGTTCTGCGCCTGTTGCTTGTTCGCCTGCAACTCCGCCATCTGCTCAGGCGAATAAAGTAACTTGGCTGGTACGCCATTAATCTCGGCGAGTTCACGCGCCGTCTTCTCCGGGTCAAAGATATCGAACACCTCAGGATGGCCTGCTTCTGCGTAAGGTGCCAGCTGTTGGAAGGTCTGGAGGATACCCACGCCGTCTTGGGCTCGTTGGAGTCTATTCAACGGTGATGAGTATTCGATCTTGATGATACCGCCACGCTGGCGAAGCTTGTCAGGCATCGGACCGAGCGAGTCGAGCTGCCCCGCGTGGGCGAGCACATCCAGTTCTCGATTGATGCAGTTGCCCAAAAACTCGGATTGCTGGCGACCCATCCCCGGGGTCAGCAGAATGCCGCGCTCTTGGGCCAGCAGCAATGCTTGCGTCGCGGTCATGTCAGGATGCTCCAGCAACATCTCGAACATGTTCCCGTAGAAGGCGGCCTTAATACTCTTCCGCCGCACCTCCATCTTCTCTTCCGCGATGTCTACTTTGGCGCCAGAGACGAAGGGGTAGGCGAGCTGCTTGCCGTCGTCGCTGACCATTCCGTAATTGAGCGCTCCAGGACGGAGAGAAAATGCTTGGCCAACCTCGGGCAACAACACTGGAGGATTCGCCAACAACTGGGCTGCATTAATATCCGTGCGAGACATCTCGTTGAGCATCTTAATGTCCGATAACGAGACGAATGCCGGACCGCGTCCATAAACTTCTCGTGGTCCGACCATAAAACGACTGGTTGCATAAGGCATCACCCGGTATCCCGATTCGCACACTAGCTTGATCGGGTTCATGCAGACATAGAAGCTCTCGAACGCCATCCCCTGTACGTCAGTGCGGCCGTAAGCGGGATTCTTGCGCGGCTTGACGACGTGGAGCCATTCGAAGTCACGATGCATCTGGGAAGGATTAGCGAGTGCCGCTTGCACACCATCGGGCAGAGATTTCACGCCCCACATGTCGGCCGCCTGCGTAGCGCTGAAAGGGAACTTGCGAAATACCCGATCAATGATCCCGACGTGGTTCTCTGCGAAGTAGAGGTCCTGCAGAGGGATGGCGCGATAGCGCAGGTTCTCGCCCATCGCCTCGTCGATGAACATCGAGGCAGTGCCGAACGCGATCAGTCCGAGCATGTTCTCGTGCGCCTGGCTGGCGAAGTTAGCCTTTGGCGAATACCGCGCGGCGAACAGGATGTCCTTCAGGTCTTCGAGGTAGGTCCTGACTTCACGATCATCCTTTAGATCGGGATCGACGGGTGCCAATGTGTGCCAGCGCTGCGTGCGCGGAAAGAGCATGCTCTCGAATAAGGCCGCACAGTTTTCAAGCGCCTGCGGGGCGGTCGACTCGAAGATGTACTCCGTACGCCTCTCGGCCTGCGAAACGCCCAGAACACTGCGCGAGAAGACATTCTGATGCGGCAACACGCGGCGTGCGATGTCGGCCCAGTAGCTCTCCCAATTATAGCGGATCCCTGCCAATGCGTTGAATTCCCTAATTAACTCTTGCGCGGTGGCATCGCTAGTCGAGTTTGTCTTGCCAAGTTCCCAATCCTGAACTGGCGCGCGCCAGAAGCGCGGGTCTTTGCGCGGAGGTCTTGCGACATTTAGCCGTCGACGGGCGGTGAATGCTGCTGCTGCCATCCTATATCCTACTGTCGACTATCCACTCCGGCGGGACGGAGATGACGATGCCGTCTACGTAGACGAGGATCGGCCCGGTACCATAAATGATCGCCCGGACGGCCGTATCGTAATGATCACTCACCGCTTTCGCAGCATCGCGGATGGCTTGGAAATTCATCGTTTTAGGGGACCGGGTGTCTACTCGGAGACAAGCGCTGAAATGTTTCGTGAAACAGTGACATAGTAGTGACACAGCTCTTACTGCTAGCGCGTAGCGCGCTTAGTCATTGACCATTATGCCTATGACCTGCTGATTAGTAATCAGTGCGCACACCGGGTTTAGGCGTTCGCCCCGGTCCCGGAGCTGCCCAGAACAGCTTTCGTGCCAAGATTCGTCTGAGGCACATTGCCCGGCTGAGTCAGGACCGTAGCTGCGTAACCACGCCGACGCCTGATGAGATTAGCCGCATCAGCCTGCTGCGCAGCAGTATCGATCGTCGGCGGAGGGGGCGGCGGAGGGGGAGGCTTGGGTGCACTCGGAGTCATAATCGAACGATCTCCATCATCGCAAGCATTGCTATCGCAGCGAATATGAGCATCGCGATAATCAGCGCCGTCGTCAATAGACGCCCGCGAAACGCGTCACTCTTCCTTCCCGACATGGATCGTGATCGCGAATGCCTGCTGTAATCCGGGATTCTCTGCCTGAAAAGCTCCAAGATGGCGGCCGTACATGTCAAGGCCTTTGAGCTTGTGATCTGGTGTTAAGTCTTTACTGTTAACCTTAACAAACGCCATCGTCGCCACCTCGCGCTTCCATTGTTCAATATCTGCAAGGGTTTTCGAGCGTGGCTGGTCTAATTCGACGTTCACTGCGGGCGATAAAATTCGGCGGATGCTAGGCATTTTTAACAGTCGATTTGCTTGAACGGAAGCACCCTTTGGAGAGTAGCCGGCACGGACTGCTGCCTTAGAACCGTTGAAATCCTTACCATATTCCCGCACAAAGGCGAGCTGCATGTCGGAGAGTGTGGTGTTAGCCACGATGCTAAGATTGTTAGCGTTTTAACAAGGTCTTAGCAAGGTGGCTTAGCAGGGCGGAGGAACAATCCTGATTTCTGGATGCTGGCGATGAAAGCGGCTATGGCAGGGACGGCACAACCAGCGGACTTTCAGCCAGTCAGTCTCCAAATAGCTATCGTGATGGGCGACAGGGTTTTCTGCGCCGCATATTTCACAGGCCTTCGCTTGAACCAGTCTACCCTCATTGATGGCACGATATACGACACGCTGGATAAGCGCACGAATTGCAATTTTTTGGTTGGGCAAGCGGTCCCAATAGACGCTTTTGCACCGCGCACAGGCCTTTGGAGGTGTTTGCCTGTCCCGCGATAGCCACTGATGACCGCAGCGCTTACATTCGAAAATCCTAGGCTTCATGCATACTTCTATACACTACCAAAATTATCTACGCAAGGTACTTGACAGTCACTACCGTTGGTATTAGCTTGTAGTTATCACGCTGACCATGCGACACCCATTCACAGACGAAGAGCTTGAAGCGGCATTTTGGGCCAAGGTCGATAAGAATGGTCCAGTACCGGCGCTCAGGCCTGAATTAGGACCGTGCTGGCTCTGGACGGCCTCGCTCGCTGGTCGTGGTGTATACGGTGGCTTCCACATATACGGACGTAAGGTCCGGGCCCATCGATGGATTTACGAGCGCATCCATGGACCACTACCGCTCGGTTACGTGCCTGACCATCTCTGCCGCGTGGAAGCTTGCGTGAATCCGGCGCATCTCGAAGGCGTGACAGAATCGGAGAACGTCAGACGCGGACATGCATTCCGAGCCCGCCCAACACATTGTGCGAAGGAACATGAATTAACTGAATCGAACAGCTATCCAGCTTCAAATGGAAGCCGACGATGTAAGATTTGTTGGCTCGCTTATATGCAACTTAGGAGGAGGAACCGCCAATGACCACGCTACTACTCACCTCTCTCAGTCCCTTCGCGGCATGGCTGCTCTGGGGCGGCCTGACGCTCGGCGTTGCCTGGCTGATGGTCAAGGGCTGCGCAGTCGTCGACCGGCTGAGTGCGCCGTGGCTCCATTAAGGGCGACTGGCACGATGAAGGTTGAGGGACTGTGGCAAAAGGCGATTTTGCTGTCACCAACCGCCTCGCGTCGTATCCTATGGGTGCGTCCACCTCCGCTGCTCCGGCAGCACTGCCGCCACGGCTGCGCCGGGGCACACATTACCAGCAATCTGGTCGATTCGGATAGCCAA